TTTAAATTTGTCTCTTGTGCGCGAAGAAGATGCTTTAATGTTCAAAGCCCCTACTACACCAAGTCCAGTGGTACCAGCATACACATTAGCAGCGCCTTGGCTATCAAGCCCAGTAGTTCCTGCTAGCCTGTTAAGTTCTGTTGCAAGCGTGCTGCCCGCTTTTCCTAGTGCCATTGTTAGCCTTCCTTAGCGTTTTGGTACGATTAAATTTGATTTCTTCTGGGCTTGATTGCCACCGAAGAATGCTTTGTAGTAGTGCTCATCAAAAGAGAAGCGCTTCATATGTGGAACTGTGGCACCCGTATGACACCACACTGGAACTTCAGCCTTATCGCATAGGGCAAAGAAATAGATATCTTCTCCCATAAAAGACTTATCAACACCAACTTCAGTAAAGAGTGGAGCACCAGGTATTGTTTCTAAAATCTTAGTTATTGCATTTTTGTGCATAAGAACAAATCCCATACCTGCTGCACCTACTTGAATAAATTCATTTTCAGGCAAAGGGTGGATTCTTTGAATACCAATTGTTCCAGGTTTTTCTGCAAACTTAAATACTGTTGGTAGTGGAACCATTAATGGGTCTTCTGGTGTATCTGTTGTAAAATATACGCCAGTTACAATTGGACGCTTTTCAGCATCTTTGTTATCCCATAGTAATTTGAATTTATCAACACTGATAACCACATCTGAGTCAACCCAAAGCAGCCAGTCAGACTTGTTTTTTTCATACCAATATCTGATTACTTTCTCACGCTGTCGAGCAATTTGATTGCCCTGACTGCGAAGCGATGTATCAAATGTAATACCAGATTTGAGTAACACGTCGGTTACTCCGTGCATAAACTTTCCGTCTACATTACCGTTATCGCACCAAGCGATTGATACTGTTTCTTGCATTGTCCCCACCTTTGTTTACTTTTTCTTTGCTCTTGCGTTGTCAACTAGATTTGGATAAGGGCGTCCAGCCTTCTTAGCCATAGCCTTAGCCTTTGTCTTCTGAACAGGCGTAAGAGGTGTTGACTTTTTGTTAGGATTCTTTTTATCCCAAAATGCTACTTTCTTTGCCATTACTTTGTTTTCTTTGCTTTAGGTTTTGTGTGAGTAAGAACTTTGCTACTGGCTGTGTGCTTTGCACCTGTATGGACTTGTCCATTCATCTTGTGCACAGAACCTGTGTATTCTTTTCCACTCTTAAGATAATGTTTAGTTCCTTTAGCCATTACCATTTAACCTTATCTGCCCAATATGCGGCACTCATCTTGCCCTTAGCAATGTTCTTTGCGTGACGTGCCTTGAATGAAGCCTGTCGTGCTGTTGGCTTTTTATCTCCAGTTACGCCCTGCTGACCAAAGCGAATAGTCTTGACCTGCTCACCCGTTTTAGCCACAACAACGTGCGACTTGGTTGGATGACTTGGTGTGCGCTTAGGTTTATTAAAGCCTGACACTCCTGCTCGCTTTAGTCGTGGGTCTTGCATTACTTACCCTGACGATATAACTTGGCTACATTCTTTGCTGCTGGTGTTCCTGTAGTGGTACCAGATGTGGTGCGAGCCTTCGCCGCCTTTTGTGCTAAATAGTCTGCACGAAGTTGCTTGAGTTGACCTGGTAAAGCCTTTTTATCTTTTGCTGTTTCAGCAGTATCAACAAGCCAAGAACGCTTGTTATCATAAGAGTCATATAGTGTTGCCATTTTACTTGCCCTTCTTCTTTGTTTTGCCTGCTTCAGATAAAGCAATAGCAATTGCTTGCTTTCTATTCTTTACAACTGGAGCCTTCTTTGGTCCCTTGGGGTTAACTCCACCGTGAAGAGTTCCACGCTTGAATTCACCCATAACCTTTGCAACTTTCTTAGTTGCTGCAGTCTTCTTCATTACTGACCTGGCTTCCCAAATGAATTTTCTTTCTTGCGCTTTACTTCAAGAGCAAGGGTAGCCTTAAGAAGTTGTTCACGACGAGGTGTTGTATTCAATGGTGACATACGTGTTGGCGCAGGCTTTGGCAATGGTGTAATTGATGGTGTCACCTTAGTCATTGTTTTCATTCGGTCAAGCATTGGCTTTGGTGTTGGCATTTACTTCTTCTTGCCCATTTTCTTAGGAGCAGCCTTCTTCATAGACTTTTTGCCCATCTTCATTTCTTTCATTTTCATAGACTTAGATTCCATCTTTTCGCCCATTGCATATGCTTTGTTCTTCATCATTATATTGCTCCCAGTTCTTTGAGTACTTCGGTTGATTTTTTATTTATATCTTTTGTCTTTGGCATTGTCTCGGAGTTGTACGCCTTACCCAATGTTGCTGACGCTTCATATGCTGCCTCTACGTGGGCACGTGTTGTGCCCGCTGGCTGTATTCCTTGTGCTCTTGCATCTCGGTAAGCCTGCAATTCAGATGTCCACTTCTTATCAGAAATGTCTCTGGTTGCATCACCAGTTCCTAGTTCAAGAGTTCCTATCTTGCAACCAAAGCATCCTTCAACATACTCTGGATGTGCCTGTATTTGATGTAGATTCATTTGTCCCTTACTGTGCTGTGAAATTTGCCTCTGTTACTCCGACCCCACCAGCGATTAACTCAGCCTTGGCTGTGTCACCCACTGTGTATTCATAGCCACCACGATAAACAACATCGTAATTGAGAAGGTCTGAGTCAACTGCAAACCTTAGTGTTGAGTAGGTAGCACCAGATTTAACAACAGTTATTCCTTTGCGAAGATTGGCAAAGTAAAACAATCTATGTTTACCTGATGGACCCTCAAGAGCATAAGGTGTCTTGAATGTATAATTTGCCATTAGTTCTCCTTAATGAACTTACTGATGAGGCTAGGTTTCCCTAGCCCCACCCGTCAATCAACTAAGCGATTGATGAACCTGATTCGATTCGGTATAGTGCTTCTTCGCGGTAGCGAGCAAAGCCAAGTACGCCGTACCAACCCATTGGGCGGTGACGCATCAACTTGTCCACGACTGGTCCGATGACTACGTGTGGTTCTTCAGCAACTGCTTCTGCAAGCGCTTGCTGTCCGCAGATGATTGTGCGGTAGTTACGAGCAGATGATGCACCGTCTGTAGCATTGTATAGACGTGCTGACTCTACGAAGTATGCACCTTCGTATGTGCCAATTTCTCCTGCCCAGATACGGTCTTGTGCAGAGCCGTATTGGTTTGGAAGAAGCCATCCTGCTGAACCTGTCTCAGCACGAAGGTCGTGTGAAACTTCTGGGTGGATACCAGCCCAGTATAGTGAACCCTTGCGGGCAACTGTCTTATTTGCACGTAACTTTGCAACAGCCTTACGGATGTTAGCAGAAGATAGTGTTGCAGCAGCAGTAATTGTTGCTGTTGATGTTGCAGTTGAACCTGAGTAGATTACGTTGGTTCCCTGACGAAGTGTTGTCATTGCAACTGAGTCGATTGAATCTGCAAGGTTGAATGCGATGATGTTAGCAATTGCTGGGTCTACATCAGCGAGGCTGAAGAGTTCCAACGCACGTGTTACAAGAACAGAGTTACCGTACTCGTTAAGAGTAATGGTTACTGATGTTGGTGTTGACATTGCTACTGCATCTGGGTCAGTATCTTCTGTGAGTGCAGTTGTTGCTGCTGAAAGGTCGACGTAGCGCTGTAGAACTACTGTTGAGCCTGGGACTGACTGGTTTGCTGGGCGCTTGTCTGCGACTGAGCGAATGAGTGGCTCTGAACGGAGTGCGAACTCCAAGAGACGGTCATAAGCCTTCTGTACAAGACCAGCAGCACCAGCGGTACCTCCGAGTGAGGAGGAACCCGTGGTTACGTATGTGTTTGCCATTTAGGTTTATTCCTTAGTGTTAGAAACTATGATTGGATTTATTGCGAACGGAGAACATTCAAGAAATCTTCCAGGTTATCTGCCTGGTCCATTCTCAAGTTAAGGCTCTCTGCTCTGTCGGGTGTTAATGCACCCTGAGTCATAACATCCTGCTGACGCAATGCAGCACGGTCTGTTTCACTCGCTTGCGGTGCTTCCTGGGTACTTGTAAGCCCGAACAAATCTCCGTTATCTTCTAGCCAGGTATTAACTGACTCTTCAGATACATCGTCGATGTCCTTGAGGATTAGTCGTACTGCTTTAGGATTCACACCCTTTTTTTCTAGGACTTCTTTGACGGTTCGCTCACGCTGCGACTTGGATAATCCCTCAAGTTGCTCAGTGAGTTCCTTAATTCTTTTCTCGTCACTACGCTTGGCTTTTCGCAACTTCTTTAAGAGGTCGCTTCCATCCATTTGTGTTTCCGATACATCAGTATCGAGGTCATCGTCTTCTTCATCCCAGTAGTTGTTGCTCATAGCAACTGCCACCCTTCTCTATTAGTTAGTTCGCAAGCCTCAGGTTCCA